GGGGTCAGTCCCTCGCGCTTCTGGAAGCCCCGGACGAGGCCGTCCAGCAGCGGGCCGAAGCCGGCCTCCGCCTGGAGCGCCTTAATCAGCACCGCCTTCACATCCGCAATGGCTTCGTGCGCCGCGGCGCCCTGATAGAGCAGCGGATGCTCGGCGACGGCTGGCGCGTCCGCCTTCGGCATGGCCCCGCCCCATTGCCACGGGCGCGGGTCGTCATAGCGCGGCTTATCGACCACGACGGAAACGTGGATATGCTTGTCGTGCGGATTGCTGCCGGTATAGGGCCGCCAGTCCGCGCCTTTCTCCGGGGTCCAGATGCGCTTTCTCCAGATGATGTATTTGATGCGCTTGTCGCGGCTGCCCTTCAGCGCCGCAGCGATTGAATCGCAATCCACGCCATGGCGCGGGTCGTGGGTGATGTCGATCGCCGTCACGACGCCGGTCTTGCCGTCCTTCACCCACGGATTGTGATCGCTGGAGCGGGAAGCGTGGGCAGCGTCGCCGATGCTGCCATCGGAGGCTTTGGAACGCCTCGGGCTGGCGGCGTCGATCTGCAAGCGCAGCGCTTCGAGGGATTTGGCTAAACGCCAGGACATCGGTGCTCCCAATAAAAAAGCCCGCTGGTGAGGCGGGCTGTTTCGTCATGCTATTTGGAACTTGCTATGCGGGATCGACCACAACGGTGACGTGGCGATACTCGCTGTGAACGCGCTTGATCGTGTAGCCGCGCCCGCCGTGTTCGACCTGCTCGCCTATCGCCCACTCATGCGGGTCGCGGTTGGTTTTGGACTCCCACAGGATGTTCCGCGAAGCGTCATCCATCACCGTCAGGCCGAAAACGCCATCCTGGTCTTCAACGGGTTTCGTGTTCATCGCTCAAATCCCTTGTCCCTGGTGTGCGGCGCTGGAACATCTCCTCCAGCGCCGCGATTTTGTCCGCTGCCGGCCATGGAGCGCAGGAATCGGGCCGGGCCAATGCGATCTCGCTGCTCAGCTCGCGCAGAATGTCGATCAGCAGGTCGCGTTCCTCCTCGTTCACGGCAACACCTTACGGCAGTTTCGTGTCAACGGGCGGCACCGCTTCCAGCAGCGTCTCCCACTGGTCAAAGGTGTCGCGCATATCCCGCGCATAGGCGCTCTTGCGCAGCATATCCAGCGCCAGCCAGAGCGCCATTTCCAGGTCGAGGATGTGGCAGAAGATGGCGTCGCGCCCAGCTTCCGACCACGCCACAGCGCGGATGCCGATCCGGTCGCGGTTGATCATTCGACACCCAGCAGTTCGCGGAGTAGCGCCAGCTTAATCTCCAACTCGCCCAGCAGATAAGAGCGGGCGATGCGCCATGCCCCGTCCTGGCATATCGCGCGCTGGGCTTCCGCGAGCGCGTCAAGGTCGCCCAGCACCAGCTTGACGCCATCGAGCCGCTCGTCGCGCTGGCGCAGCGTCTCTTCCGCGCCAGGGAAGAAGATAAGATTGCCCATCGCCATCAGTGCGCCTGCCTCTGACTCTTGAGGCCGTCCAGCTTGGCGTAGGTCTCTTCCAGCTTCTCGTTGAGATAGTCGCGGATGCAGCCCCGATGCTTGTCGTTCTCGTCATGGGCGACGAGCTTCAACAGAGCGGTGATGCAGTAGAGGTCGAGCATCGCCTCTTCGTGTTCGGCATCAGCGCTCCAGCGTGACTGCTCAGTGGCGGCGGCTTGGGTTGCGGTGTTCAGCATGGCCGCCTCCCTCACTTCGCCCATTTGAGCTGGTTGCGGAAGCCGGCGATCACACTGGTGATCGCGCCGCGCAGCTCCATCAGGTCATTGTGGGAGATGGAGACGGAGGAGCCGGGGATCACCGGGATGGCGTCGCGCTTTTCCGCCAGATCATCCAGCAAGCCGTTGAGATAGACGCTGGTGTCCGCCTGCGGCTTGGCGGCGAGAACGGGAGTCGATATAAGGGCCGGAGCCATGGGAACCTCTCAGAAGGTTTTCAGGGTTAGGCTCTTGATGGTGTTGGTAGCACCGTCAGGAGCCGTTATGCGATTATGAGCATACTGCCCATGATGCGCATGTCAAGCCCATATTGCGCATGTTGCGACGCATGGTATATTGCGTCGCATGAACACAGAAAAGCGCGACGAAAAGGTTCCCGTTCTCTTCACGGCCTCCGAGCTGCAAGTGATTGACGACTGGTCATTCGCTCGACGCATCCGCTCGCGCGGCGAAGCCATCCGCCAGCTGATCGCTCTTGGCCTTTCCGCCGCTGGCGACGACGCCAAGGCGAGCTACGATCCCGGCCCCGCGCGCCAGAAGGAGGTCGCGAAGTGAACGAAACCATCGACCTCACTTTCATCGGCGAGCAGGTCAAGAAGCTGTTGGCGGAACAGCAAAGGCTGCGCCGCGACATCGCCGACATCAGAACGCTTTGCCTGCAAGGTATCGATCACAGCCGGCGCATCGAACGCAACAGCGCCGAAATGAAGGACGACCTGGAACTGATCGTCAAATCCGAGATCATGGGACGTTTGGGCAATTTCGAGGTCAAGATCGAGCAGCGGATTGAAGAGGCGAAAGACGAGACCGGAGAGCGCTTCGAGAAGATCGAGGCGAAGATCGACCGTATCCTCGCGCTCCTAACACCCAAGCTCGCGTGAGCACGCCAGAGGGGAAAGCCATGACCGAATACCAGTTTTCTCTTCCCCGAGAAGAACGGCTAGCAGTCGCGCGCGGCATCGCCCGCATGAAGGGCTTCGATCCCGACGCCATCAAGGATAAGAACGATGGCGAATGGGACGGCTGCTTGATGTGGGCCGGGGTGATCCTCCTGGCCGCACAATATGTTCAGCAGACCGGAAAGCGCCGTTACACGCTTGATGAACTGCTAGCGCAGTGCAATCCCGACGCGCCCATGACTGCGAAAGAGCGCGAATGGGTCGATGCGCCGGCCGTTGGGCGAGAGCTGATCTGATATGGGCACCTGGAACTATCGCATCGTACGACAGACGCTGCCCAGCAACATGCAGACGACCTGGGGCGAATACCATTATGGCCTGCACGAGGTTCACTATGATGATGCAGGCAACCCGGTTGCGCGCGGCGAACCACTTGCTGGTTTCGGCGGCGATGATCCATCGGAAATCATTGCCGGCCTAGAGCGCGCCATCCGCGACGCCAGGGAACGCCCCGTACTCAATGAGTGGGACATTTGCGGGCTTGAACATACTGCCCCGCAGAAAGGCGGCGAGGCATGAATCTCCGCGAACATCACCGCAAACTGACATATGGCGGCTGGGGCATTGGTGTTTCAGCCATGCTCGCGGGCGTCATACCCGGGGCAGCTGTCGGCCTACTCATGATAGCGCTCGGCCAGTATTACGCGCTCTCCAACCTGACAGGCAGGCGGCTGTCTCACCTGTGGCGAAAGCCTAGCGCCGCGCCGCCGCCTTCTCCGGCACCCCAAAGAAAGCGTTGATACCCGCCTCCGCGCGATCGAACATATCCCGCCCATAAAACACGTTGTTGTACGGCACCAGCCGGCGCGTGATCTTCGTCTCGCGCTCGCTCCATTCGCCTGAAGCCGCAGCACCCACGACCTGCGCAAAATCCTGGATCGTCCCCGCCGTCGGCCCCATCAGGCTGGCGGCGAGATTGCGCTGCGCATAGCGCGACACAGGTTTGCCGGTGACGGCGGAAAGGCCGACCGCACCGCGTGTCAGCTTCTCCGTCATGGAATTGGCCTCCATCAGCCAGCCGGTAAGGCCGGAACGGTCAACCGCTTCCACGAGGAATTGCGATTGCTTCTGCCGGTCAGAAAGGTCCGGCATCGGCTGGCCGGCGACCTTTGAACGCAGGATCGTGGCGAGGCCGCCGAGCGCGATCATCAGCGCGGCCCCGTTCAGCGTCGCCATGTCGCGCTGCTGCAATCCCGAGATCAGCACGCGCTGCATGGATGAGATGGCGAAGCTCTTGAACTGGCCGACGAGCCGCCCGGTTTCCGTGGACATCCAGAGCGGGCGCTCCTGGCCGGGCGTGACGATAATCCGATCGACATCACGTACGAGAGCGGCGCGGAACGCCTCGATCGCCGGGCGCGAACCGGCATCCCAAGCGGCGGTGTTGGGGGACCAGACGCCGCCATCCTTCGAACCGTGCTTGGCGAACTGCTCAGCGATGCGTTGGGCATGCGCTTCGGAAATGCCGCCCGACGCCAGCATGGCGACATCCTTCCGGTGCGCCTTGCCGGCGGCAACACGCTCCACGGCGCGCAGCATCCGCGTCATGGTGACGAGGCCAGCAAACTGCTTCAGCGCCGCGTTCCACGGGGCCATCAATGTGATGATGCCGAAATTGCGGGCGCCCGCCTGAACGGCACGCTCGAATTTGGAGTGCCGCCCGAAATCATCCATGACATCGGCGATAGCCATGGCGCGCGAGTCCAGCACCATGTCGAGCGCAGTCCCGGCAAGCTTGATTTCGGTCGCCGCGAGGCGCGCGCCGGACCAGTTGCGGATCAGCGGGACGATGCCGTCGCCCACGGTGTTCAAGATGCCATGCACCATGACGGTGCGGGCAAGGTCTGGAACCGCCGAGATGGTCATGCCGCCCAGCATCCGCATATAGTTCAGCGAAGAAATCACCCGGCCGGTGCGCACGATCATGCCATCGGGATCGCTCGGGATTCTGTATGTGCCCCGCAGCCGATCACGGATGGCAGCGATATCCCGGATGTCGCGCTGACGCTGTATATGCAGCTTTTTGCGCTCCTCCGGCGTCTTCGCCCGCGCCGAGAGCTTGGCGTATTCCTCGGTGATTTCTTTCCGTGCCGTTTCCAGGTTCAATTCGCCGAAGCGCTTGGCGATCTCGACATCTGCCGCCATGGTGCGCGTATAGGCGCGCAATACCGTCTCGATGTCATTTTCGAGATAGTCTTCGATGGCGGCGTCCGGGATCATGAACTCGCGCGCAGCGAGCGGGCCGCGTTTTTCGACCTGGATCTTGAACTTGCCGCTGCCGAGCGTCTGCTTGTCCAGGTGTCCGTCATAAGGCAAACGCCCATCGGGCGTGCCGAGGATGCGGTCAATGATCTGATCGGCGAGGTCGGCAAGCTCGCCCGGCTCGCGGTCTGGCTCGTCCAGCATCGCGCGGGCATTGGCCAGCATCGGCTTTTCGCCCTTGGCGGACGGCAAGGCGTCTTCCTCGTTGGGCTTCGCGCGGGCGTCGGGGCCAAGTTCGTCCCGGATTGCCTTCTCCAATTCGGAGAGTTCGGCCTTGGTCTGGTCGAGGTCGGCCTTGACCGCCTTTCTGTCGAATTTCTTGGATTTTTCCGGCGTTTCCGCGAGGCGCTTTTCGATGCGCTCGACATGATCAGCCATCTCGTCATGGCGATGAACGAGTTCGGACAGCCGCGCGCGGCGCACGGATGCCGCCTTTTCCTGCCCCTCCAGCCAGTTCACCACGATGGCCTTGAAGCTGTCGCGTTCCGCGATGATCGCTTCCCTGTTGTAGAGCCGCATGAGATAGCTCTCGGCGGTCTCGACGGTGACATCCTCGGGCAGGAGCTTTGCCTTGATCGCCTCGTTCTTCAGCGGCTCGATCAGCTTTTTGCGGATGAATGCCGCTGCTTCCGCGACCTCGGGGATATCGTGCTTGTCGCCCCGGCGCATGGCTTTGGCGATCTCCATCTTGAAATCGCGGAAGCTGAGCGCCTCGGTCCCTTGGATGGTGTCCTTCAGGGTGATCGCCGTGATCTGCCCGGCCATGCGCTTGGCGCGGCCGGTGCGGTAGAGCAGGAAGGCGTTATCGACGGCCTGGACGCTTTCGGCGAGCGGGGCCTGCCAGAACTTGATCCGCGTTTCCACCGAACCGGGCGCGCCCATGCTGGAACCGAGCGGCGCCGTCGGCATGCCAAGTTCGTTCTCGTTGAAGGAGAGCGGCGTTTCCGCAA